AACAACGCGCACTCTCTCAAGAAGTACTTAATGCTGCTCAGCAGTACTCTGCTCCTGCAGGTATCGCCCTTCCTTCCTTCTATGCGGGCCAGCAGCAACTGGGTAGGAGTATGGAGCAGACTGGAGAGCTGCAGCGTCAGTTAAAGGAAATTGGTGGTGCTACTGGGATGAGCAACGAAGCCTTGATGCAATGGGCTCAAGCCAATCCAGAACTTGCCTACCGCGAACTGATGAGACTGAAAGGGAGGAACCAGTAGTGGCACCAAAGCGTGTTGGTATTCTTCCAGCAGAAGAACGGATGGCTATCTTTCGTGGGGCTAAGCAGCTTGGCTTAGACCCCTACGAATTTGGTGCTTTCCTTTCTTTGGAAGCGGGTCCAAACATGGATCCCAACATTGTTGGAGGTGCAGGTGGTCGCCATAAAGGCCTGATCCAATTCGGACAAAACGAGCAGCAAATGTACGGAATTTCTGGTCCTCAAACCAGAGCTGGTCAGATGCCTGCTGTTCTGAAGTACTTCGAGGATCGTGGCTACAAACCTGGCATGGGCATTGCTCGCGCTTACGCAACTGTGTTAGGTGGCAACCCCAACGTTTCTTTAACAGCGCAAGATTCTTTTGGAACATCAGTCCAATCAATGTTGCCACGCTTTAGAAAAGGTGGGGATTACTACGCCAATGCCCAACGTGTACTTGGTGACATTCCTCCTGAGCTTGGTGGGGCTGCTCCCGTAGCAGCCGCTCCTGTTCAGGCGCCTGTACCAACAGTTGCTCAGCGTAAGCAAAAAGCAGATTCTCTCCTTGGTTCTGTTAAGGAGAATATTGTTGAGCAATTGCTTCGCAGTGCCCTTCAGGTGCCTACTGTCCCTGGCGCTTTTGGTGCCATGGGATTCCAAGGTCTCGGTAAGCTCTTCTAATGGCCTACATCGAATACGCCGATAAGTATCTACCTGGTGAGGTGTATCGCAGTACCTACGGCGCTGCGAGCACCAATCCTTTTTATCAGGTACTGAGCAAAGCAAAGAAGAATGTTAAGTTTTACCCGAACGAAGAAGACACAATGTCTGGGGAATCTTTCCAGCGGTTTTTAAATCTTCAACGGGATCCCGCTTCTCTTTATCAAGAAGCAATTAAATATCCAGAAGGATTCAATCAATACATGAGTATTGTTCGGGAGTTCGGATTGAATCCGGGCTCGGTATAATAGACAAACAAGAGGACTTAGAGACGTGTCGAGTACAGCAACCAACAAGCAACCCCTGTTAGTCGACAGGCCGTTGTTTGATTCCACGCGTATTACCACTCAGACTGTGGGTAGCGCAACGACTAATTCAATCTTCGTTCAGGGTGGTCAGGCTCCTTCCATCCTGGTGGATATGGATGCTGCCCTGGAAGAAGACAACAATAATGGTGGTGTTGTCGATTCGATTTCTATTGTCCGTAATGACTATTACCGAGACGCAGACTACACAGTCTCTACTGGTACTTCTGGCACTGTCATCTCTTTAATCAGCGGGCAAGTCGTCCTCGTTTTTGATACTGGCGTTGTTTCGACTCCAGCCGCAAGTGGTTTTGGTTATTACACCTACACAGGTACGACTACCCTGACCGGTGTAAATACTGAGCTGCTTTACTCCGGTGGCACCACAAGCGGCTTCTTTTACAACGGTGTTAACTATGGCTACCAGCCTAAAGTCACCTTTGTGTTTTACCACACCCGTGGCACGACGACCCCTGTCCCCGCCTCTGGTGACTACAAAGTTCTGTTTGCCAAACAGGTGCCAGCCAACACTCAGCGTGTTGATTGCTCGGATGTAATGCCTGAACTGGCTACTCCCGTAGTTTCCGCTGGTAACACCACTGGACTTGGCAACGGCGCTCCCCTACGCAACCGTGGTATTTACCTGGAGCGTGGCGATCGCATCTATGTTGGCGTGTTCCCAGATGGTCCCAACATCTCCGGTTACAACCCTGGTGCTCACGTCACGGCACAAGGCGGCTTCTTCTAACGATGGCAAAACGTGGAAACTCCTTTGGAGTAGCCCGTAATTCCAAAGGCAACTCATTTGGGGACTTCATTCGCTCAGAAGCGATGACCCCTAAAAATGTAACTCCAATCCGGACTGAGTTCTCTAAAGGCTCAGTTCCGGATTCTATTTATTCGTCCAACAGGGAATCGGCTTGGTCTAGGTGGAGGCGTGGGTTTGAAATTTACTCTCACAGTATTGCCACCGAGGTCTACAGCTATCCTTTTGATTACCTCATCCCTCTGCCTCCAGGAACCGTAATACCCCCTGGTGCAAACCCACCCAAGATTCCGGGTGCATTCCAGGGTTTTCCAACCACGAACAAAGAACTAGGAATGCACTGGGCTGGTGTGCGTATCGCAGGTAGTTTACGCTTCGATAACATCCGGGATAAAGACGGAGATCCTTCTCCGATTCTGTCCGTCACAGAGGATGAAAACTACTGGTACGTCACTATAAGTGGCGACTGGAGTGCAGCCAATCCCCTTCCAGCCCCTCTGTTCATTCCCCCTGTAGGGCCAGTGCCCAAGCAATATCCGATTAATGGAGAGATTTTAGAAGACCGGATCATTACCGTTGGTGGCACCCCGATCAACAGTCAGACAATCGACCCTACAACCCAGAAACGGTACGGGTACGTCCAAGCAGTTCTTGTTTCGACCGATGAAGTCAATGGGATCTTAAAGCTGCAAAAACAAGGCTCGGTTGAATCCACGCCTGATGGCGCCCTCCAAACACCAGCAAGCAGACCTCCAAACGTAGGGAGATACCTGATGACAGGGACGCGCTACTGCTGCTCGTGCCAGGACTTCACACGCAGAGATTATGCGTACATGATGGGCCTTGGCAACGGAAATCAAAAGATCTTTCCACGTACCAAGGTTTCAACTGTCAAGCCTGGGCGCCGTGAAATCATGCGTCTCAGGGGCGTGGTCGACAACAGCGCCATGACAAGCGCGACAGTCAATCGTCAGATGGAAGTGATTGCCCCTGCGGCTGAATACAACGTCCCACCAACCATCACTCCAAACACACAGACGGTCCCTGGAACAATCAGAGACAACCCTGGTGTATTCAGAGATTTTGGTAAAACCTACACAAGAAATAACCCATTGCCGTCTCTAGAAGGTGCCAGAGCGGAAGGCCCTCCCAACTACAACGATTACACAACGTCTCCCAACGGTGATGGATCATTCACTATTACGTCTCTCACCGACAACTGGACGCCACTGCTGGATGAGCTGCGTTACTGCAAGCACATCTATGCAATGAAATTTGCAGAGAAAGTTTTTCCTCCTGAGCCTTCTGATCTCCCGGTTGAGATTGGAAGCATAGTGGAATGGGAACAAAAACTCGTAGAGGACACAGAGAAGGAGAACCAGAAGGCTGGTTATGAGTTAGCTAGACGCGGTTTATCTTTAATGGACGTGCCTCCATACAACTGTCAAGCACCGATGATGATGCCAATGATGCAGAAGTTGTTTAATGTTCCATCAACGTTTGTGTTGATGACCGGATTCCGAATGTACGATAAAAACGGAACAGAATACAATCCTTCTCAAGGCGGGAGGCCTGCAGTGTAATGGCGGACTTTGGAGAAATTGTCGACGGAACGTTTGCTTTGTCACCTGAGCAAATTGACGTACGCAAATATGGATTTAGCCCAATCAAGGCCAGTGGCATCCCAACGGTTTATCACCCTGGTGACGTGGTGAACCTTCCGTTTGTCTCTGGAGAAATCTCGAGCATGGAAGCAATCGGTTTGGCCTGGTACGCATTCTCAAGCGGCGTAGTGCCTGAGTAGCATAAGAATTCTTAATATTGTATACTTATATTAAGTCTCACGAGACTTAATAAGGAATCCTTTACCCCTTGCGAGCTGGAACGACCATTGGATATGGTTCGTACAAGCACAGCTCATCTCAGCCATGACTCACGCACCGCCACTAGACCAGCGGATCGTTGACGAGTTCTTCCAGCTGGAAAGCCGCCGTGGCTCTAAGGGAATTGCCTGGCTCTATGGCATGATCGCTACCTATGGCATTAAGCCAGAAGAGCTAGAGAGTGGTTATCGGTGGGACGGAACAGCTATCGTATTGACAACTAAAAAGCGTCCCATCCGCCCGCTGCATCCACAGTGGGTGTTCTTGTTTCAGCTCAAAGAAAAGCAGCCTCACAAGCTGCAAGGCTGCTGGAACCCACTCTCTGCATCCCTTTACAGAGCGATGGCGCATCAGCAGGTAAGCTTCAACATCACCGATCTGCTACTCGCGCACCGTCTGCGCAAGAGCTATTACCGACAACTCAAGCAGCAACAGGCATCAGTCCCTGCTTACGCAGTTGCTTCCTGACGGCTTCCACGTTCCAGCGATAGCTGTCGCGTGACATGCAACCAGGAAAGGCTGCGAAGTGAGGACCCAGCTTCAGGGTACCGTTATCACGGTACTGAAATAGGGTTTTGCGATCGATGCCCAGGAGTTCTTCTGCCCGTTGAGCAGAGACCCATCCCCGTGCCTTAGTCATGATGTGGCGTTGAAACGCGTACTCGTATACCGTATCAAGAGTCAAGCACCTGTCAACAGGCTTAAGCAAAGTTTTATCTCTTTAGTTTGGTCGGCTACATGTATGGGGAAATTAGAATAAATTAACGGCAACTAAAGAGTATGTTCAACTGTGAACAGGATCCCCTCGCCCTGCTCATTGAATTAACTCCGAAGTTAGCAAAACGACGTTTCAGACAATCTATCTACGACGCTTGGGACTGCAAGTGTGGCTATTGCGATGAGCCCGCCACCTCCCTTGATCACATTGTTCCCAGGTTTAAGTCTGGTTCCAGCAATCGCAATAACCTAGTACCTGCCTGCCGTAGGTGCAACGCTAACAAGGCCAGCAGCTGTATGGAGGAATGGTACCGAGAACAAGACTTTTTTTGTGAGATTAAACTGCAACGCATCAAGAACTGGATGTCCCAGGAGATCATCGATCTACACGCCTACACCAGCCCTGGAGCCCAACCAAGATTTGCGGTCTAAGCTTGATAAGATAATATGATCGAATAAAAAACTGATATGGGTATTGCATACGATCCCAGAACCTTGTCGTGGGTTGTTACCCAGGAAAAAACGGACTATAAAACCGACTATCAAACCAACTACCAAACTGATCGTCCTACCAACTATAAGACGAATTACAAAACCGATTACCTTACAAACTATGCAACGAATCTTCCTACAAATTTAAAGTTTGATCATCCAACAAATCTGCCGACTAATCTCGAAACCAATCTCAATACAAACAAGACATATAGCGCGAAGATTGATTTACCAAATGGCAGAACAGTAAAGATTGAATTTGTTCCAGTTGTTGGAGACAGGCATGTTTACACCATAAGAGACGGGGAAAGCAGTGACGATTACGAAGTTACTGGCGTCAAGGCAACTCTGTACAGGGCTCTTCAGAATGCAGGTGTTCCCAAGCATCGGCTAAACAGCTATGCAAATGACCACATCGGAGGCGTAAGAAACATACGAGATAAGAACAACGAGAATGCAGAAAAAAATGCAGCCAATGCCGCAACAAACGCTGCAAACAAAACGACGAACGATGCCAATGCAAAATTAAACAATGACAACTACAACGCCAACATTGCAAATGCGAACACCAACGCAGCCAACCAAAAGCTTAATGAAACCAATTACCTTTTAAACCAGAAAAATATTGCCAAAAATCAGGCAAATAATGAATTAAACGTAGGGAATGACAAACTAAACAAAGAGGCTATAGATCTTAATGAAAAGAACACACTTCTTAATCAAGAACATACCTACTTAAATACCAGCAACACTGCTCGCAATAACTACTACAACAAAACCCTTCAGATTGTTAATTCAACTAACGGAGGAGACTACGTAAGTCAAAGAGATAAACTCAACGAACAAGACCTCATCAACGCTGGTGTCAAACCAGATGAAGCAAAAGAGTTAGTTGATTACATCAAGGCTCAGTATAAAGATTTCTACAAGACAGAAAAGCTGGAGGTATGGGATACCAAATTAGGTGTGCAGCCTCCTTATGCAGACTATCTAATTAACCAAGCTGGTGTTAAGCCAGACGCTGTTACTGGAACGTTTGATCCTAAATACTACAAAGAGCAGAATCCAGAGCTTGCAAAAGCCTATGCAGAAGCTGTTGCTAATGATGACCTTGACATCATCGAGCGATATGGCGAAAACAACTTCTACTGGCAGCACTACACCAACATTGGTAAAGCACAAGGTCTACGCGGTAACCCAGAGGAAGCCACTGCGCAGGCAAACTCCTACATAGAAGAAGGACCAACCGATGCTGAGATCCAGCAGATACGTGACTTGCAGCTTGGTGTGGACCAGGACACCATCACTCAACGTCTTCTGAACATCACAGAGGTCAATAACGAATGGACCAAGGCACGTCAAGGAGATCCATACTGGACAGCTCTGGCGAAAGAGAAGTATCTAGACGTTGAGAACGCAGACGAGTTTGCTGTTTTGTTCCGTTTATCAGACCGTGAGCAAGACAAGCAAATTGCTCTTAACTACAACATCAACGCCGGTAGTGGTATTACAGAACTGGAACAAGCAATCAATGATGCAATCGGCGCTAAAGCTGAAGTCGATATCAAAAAGTTTGCAGCACTGAACCAAAGCATACTTAAAGAAACAATTGATCAAATGAAAAAGGTAAAAGCTGAGCAAGAAATGCTGAGCTTTTACAAGGGTTTCCAGGGTTTTAACGAGATCTTCAACATCAACGAAACACTTGCCAACTCCATCCTGGGAGATACAGGTGTAGGAGGAATTCTTTCATTCACCTCAGCCGGTAAAGCAGAAGAAGATCTGCTTGGTGCCCTTGGTAACGTAACGGGAATGCGTAACAATGTTGGTTACAACTGGCAGCAGTGGTTTGATCAGGCTATTAAAGAGAAATACGGAATTGACTACACACTTTTTGAGCCTCTGGAAGAAAAAAAAGATATTATTGACGCTTTTACCAGTGAATTAACCAAGGGAAAAGTCTATGACATAGCTAAAGGCGAGTTCAGCGAAGAGTTTTTAACTAGGGCTGGTTTTACCAACTCACAGGCATTGGTTGATTTTCTGCAAAAACAAGGAACAGAAGGCCAAACAATCCTTGATGTGATCAAAGGGGATCCAGGAGATGGAGCCAAAACGACGCTTGTACCAATTCGTTCACGCCTTGAGGCTGATATTAGGACTCTGGATGAACAGAAAGATAGAGCCCTGGCTTTGTCATACACGGCTGGAGATAAAACCCAAGCCATGAACATTGAGGCTCAATTTGCTCGTGACTACATTGATGAGTATTTGATGCCACGTTTCAACACAGCTCGTTCTATGGATGAGTTTGTTGAATACCTTGATGTTCGTCAAGAAGAAAAGAACCCCTTCCAAACTCAAGACTCTTACGATGCCCTGAAACTACTAGGTCAACAGTACACACAAAAGTATTTAGATGACATCAAGCTAGAAGGCCCCAGGGCATTTGACCCCAATTTCTACTTCAATCCCATCACAGACAGTTACAACCAAGCGACGTATGAAAAACAAAGAAACACTGTTGCGGAAGACTGGGAGAAAGCAAAAGCTGGTGATCCATACTGGCAGGCACAAGCCTATCGATTTGGCATTGACATTAATAATCAAGCTGCGTTTGCCCGCATGCACTTTGAGGTGAAGGGACAAGGCTTAGGTTTCGATCCGGCAGAAGACATCGTAAACGCTGGCAAAGTTAAAGACTTTATTTATGACACAGTTCTTCCTGTCATGGAAGAAGAAGCACTTAAGGGTGATCCGGTATTCGGTCAATTCATTACACCAGAAGAATTTGCGGATGAAATGTTAAGAGGCCTGGATCCTGCAGAAACTCCTGATGAATGGAAAGAGGTCTTGCAGCGCTATGGGCTCCAAGATTTTGCTGGGAACATCGAAGAATTGAAGGAATATATTATCGAGACCTTGCGAACTGGCTCCGCACAAGAGATCCGTGAAGAGATTAAATACTTGAATGAAAAACGTCAAAGACCAACACAAGAAATTCTTGGCGTTACATATATCGAAAGACCAGAAGATTATAAAGATGAAATGGCGAAGCCAACAACACAATTATATGCAACGTTTCAACAGGCGGGTTACCAAGGTACAGAAGATGAGTTTTATGAGAACTTTTTTCCTGACTTAGATCGCAGTGAAATGGCAACATTGACAAAAGCAGGCAAAGATGAAGCACTAGAAGCTTATGGTCTTGATCTTTCTGATCCGTTTGCCTCTCTTGGTACGATTGAAAGCTTTTTCCCGGATTACCAGGCAGAAGCAGAAAAAGAAGCAAAAGAAGAATCACCTGCTGAAAAATTCACAAGCTACTTTAAAATTGGTATAGACGACGAAGAGGAAGAAGACTACATGTCTGATGCAGGTCAGAAATTCCTCGGTGAGTTCACTTCCATGTTCAAAGGTCTCTAATGTCAGATAAACGTAAAAAGGCAGCTAAGGCAGCCAAGCTTGCCAAGGATGACATGGAGTGCAACAAGCCTCGTCGTACTCCTGGCCACGCCACTAAATCACACGTTGTTAAAGCTTGTGAAGGAGGCGAGGAAAAGATCGTACGGTTTGGCCAACAAGGTGTAGAAGGCGCAGGCAAAAACCCAACCACAGAAAAGGACAAGGCCCGTAAGAGGTCTTACTACGCCCGGCACAATGCCCAAGATCCGAATCCCGACAAGATGTCTGCCCGATATTGGTCGCATCGCGTTAAATGGTAGATTAGCGAGGTTCCTTCCCCATGAAGAAAATGAAGAAAGGCGGTGGCTTCACAGCTGGCAAGCCTAAAAAGACTCGTCAGGGTCAAGGCCTCCATTCAAAAGCAAATCATGGCCGCAAAAAGAAACGCGGACAAGGCTGATTGTCTTTTTATTTGTGTAATATGGGAGTACTTGTTGTATTCCCATGGGCGAATTTCGGGAAGCTGTAGAACTTATTCGTAAGTACGAAGGTTTTAGCGAAAAAGCATATCCGTCTGGGGACGATGGTAGATATACTGTCGGCTATGGTACTCAGTACTACCCAGACGGTACGCCCGTTAAGCAAGGGCAGTGGTGTACAAAAGAGAAAGCTCTGGAGTATCTGTTCCAGGAGGTAAAGACAATCTGTTCACTCCTGGATGATCTGAATCTAAACCTTGATCACTCCATGGAGCAGGCATTGATTTCGTTTGTTCACTCCATTGGCTGGACTCCTTTCCTGTACAGCAGTATTGTCGACGCCATTGAACGCGATGATCTCCCTGAAGCAGCAGAGGAGATGATGAGCTGGATTTTTGACGAGAATCATGAGGTAATTGGCGGTCTCTTGGATCGACGCCGAGAAGAAGTCTCTTTATTTCTCCGAGAAATTGACGGCAATCCCTGGGCCTCAACAGAGGTATTGATGACAGCATTTCGCAATTACTCCGCTGCACCACATCAAGTCAGGGCTATCCGGATGCTGGAAGAAAACGTCAATCCGTATGTGCTAGCAGAGTTTGCAAACAACTTTCGGATCTCGGAAAGTCCCTGGATTCCGCTTTGTTCTGAAGAGCTAGATTCCTTGTTTGCTAATTAGGATTAGAATATTCCTATCAAAGTCGCTAGGACGAGATGGAGAGGCAAGTTGAACCCAGGCAATTCGAATTGCCCTTGGAACTCCAGTTCTCCATGCGTAAGGCTGAAATGGCCGCCCAAGAAATGACTTGGGATGAGCTGTATTACGCGCTGCTCAACCTCTACCACCAGCGACTGATGGAATGGCATGCAGTCAAAGAAATATTGGCAGATGAAAACATTGAACTCAACTTCGATGTTCCCACTGACCTGGAATTAGAAGAACTCGCCGCCGCCTGCGCAGGTTACGAAGACGACGACGATGAGGAAGAGTGTCAGCCGTTCTGAGCTTCTACGAACTGAATAAGACGGTCCAGGTACCACTGGGCCTTTTTTAATGACTGAAGCCCACCTTTGTGACGTTCCCGCCAAAGGTATTTAACAACATTGCCCTTGAGGTAACCACGGAATTCTTCAAGGGTTTGCTGAGCTTCAATCCCTTCAATGCACTCGATACCACCATCGGTGTAATGAGGCGGATGATTGACCTCATCAACCTGGATCACAGGAGGCTCCTCTTTTACCGCCCAGGGCACAGGACAGACGCCACCTGGGCACTCACTAATCTCGTCTACCGGCGCAAACCACGTCGCTTGAGAGATTCCTCCTTCATCTCCTCCGAGGGTTCTTCCAGTTCCAGAACCAGAGTCTTGGGTTGAGGTGCTGCTCCCATTGCCAAGCCCTCCTCCATCGACGGAATGTACCCCGTCATTCCAGGACGTGCTCCCTCGAGATTCAACGGATTCCTTTCTAGCCCCTGCTCGCATGCAACTAGACCACGGTTGTACATGTCATATAAGGGTACATCATTTTCTTCGTTTGCGAGCGGCTGACCAAAGTCTTCAATAGACAAACAGCGTTTCTTGACTTCGTCTTGAACGAAGCTATCCAAGAAACCGGCCGAATCACCGTGGTACATGGGATATAAGTCTTGAATTATTCCTTCTACAATAGTATCATGGCAAGAATTTTCGACCCGGTATACGATCCTCGGCAGGACTCTGGTAGCTCAGGGTCAGAGGTTTCGGATCTACACCCAGAACGTGCTTACGACACGGATTTACGTCGTATTGAAGAGTCTGAACGTGGTGATGTAGAAGCTATTAATGACAAGCAAGAGAGGGTTGGTCGTTTCATCAAGGCAGCTAAGACCGCTGGCAAATACAAACAGCAAGCTTCTATTGCAGAGCCAACAATTCGTGGTGAGACACCCCAAAACCCGGCCAGTATTGCTGGATCAGAAGTTCCAAGCAAAGGCGATACGTTCCCCCAAGCAGGAAGCACGAACTATGCTCGCAAGCCTAGGGGAAGTTTTGGCACCTTCTACGGTTACTAATACCAGTTGGTATTAAGGTCCTCTAGTTCCAAAACATTCTGGAGTTCTTCTAGTAAGTTTTGAATCTCAGTAAGGACCCACTGGCTATTTTCAGAGCGGAACTTTGAAAATGCGGAGGACAGCTCCTGATTTTCAAGGAAAACAACCTGTTTTTCCAGGAGTTCTAGGATCTGAAACCGTTGCTCGAGGTCATGAAGCTGCATAATCAAGCCTTCGAATAGACGACTTCTTGTGCCTGGTTCTGGTACTTGCCCTTGCGGTCCTGGTACGAGACTTCACAGGGAGTGCCACGGAGGAACAAGAGCTGAATGATGCCCTCGTTGGCGTAGATGCGATTGAACTGCCCCGTCGCATTGCTGATCTCAAGCGTCAGGTAGCCCTCCCAACCAGCCTCGGCAGGGGTAATGTTGGCAATGATGCCAGAGCGGGCGTAACTGCTCTTGCCCATGGCAATCACTGTGACATCCTGGGGCAATTTGAGACGTTCTTCTGCAACTGCTAAGCAATAACCGTAGGGAGGAAGAAGGAAGTATTGGCCTTTCTCATCTTCCAATAGCTCAGCTTCACTCAAAATCTTAGGATTAAAGTCCTTGGGATCAGACACACCTTCTTGGATGCGACCAAAAATCAAGCATTGCTTCGGTGAAAGTCGGATGTCGTAACCGTAAGAGCTAAGTCCATAGCTCAAAATACGGCGACCATTCTCTTCATTCACCAGATGATCGGTGAGGGGTTCGATCATCCCTTGCTCGATAGCAAATTTTTTAATCTCGGCGTCGCAGAGGATTCCCATAGATCCCATTAATCGTCTTTAACTATACCGGGTTCAGTAGATTACGCGCCCTTTTTCCTCGTATATGTCAATAAATTTCTGTGTGGCAGCCGCAGAGTTGGTTTGTGGTTGGAGATAGACCAGAAACGAAGTACAGGTGCGGTGTGTACTTAGTCCCTCACTAGAATTTTTCATGAGCGTAGGGACAGTACGCAAAATGCACATTGGGAAATCAAAGATTTTTTGTTCGTACCGGATCATGTCCGGACAGTTGGTGAAATAAAGTCCCTGTTCGATCTCGTTGGCAAGCCAAGCTCGATACAATTTGCGAAACCAAACCGCATGAGAGGAAACCAAGGTTCCAGACGAAGCCCTGGTCATCTTCCACCGATCATTTTTCTTATCAAAGAAGTAGGAACCACTGGGAGGGAAAAGGTAAACCTTTCCGTGCCACTGCTGGCAATTGAGTCCATCATCCTGTGGAGTAAAGAACTGATCAGCCTGAACAAACTCTTGGGCAGCCCTGGAACTAGCAGGATCTAAATCAATACCACCCATCAGCGTGTGCGCTGATTCCACAAGATCTGGTGGTGTGATTAACTCGAGATCTTCCTTGCGTCCTGTTACGCGGCGTACACTCATTTGCTATCGACGACACGGTTGTAATCAATTTCAAGATATCGCATTCCATCCTTATCGTTAACGATGTATCCAGCTTTTTCTTGTGGGTCAATCTTTTGAGCAGCCTCTAGGATCCGCCGGAAGGTTTCAGCCAAGTCACCCTTGTTTTCAGACTCACAAGCTTCCTGGGCACTATGCAATTCTTCTAGTGTCATATAAAGGATGCTGCGTTCCTGCTCTGGTTGGAAGCAGATCACACCCGGACCTTCCGCATCCCAGAACTTCAGGTACATGGAGCCCATGTCACCAAGGATGAAACGGACAGTCTGATCCAGCATCTTGGCGCTGGTATCGTTAATGTCTCCATTCAAGGCGGAATGGATTAGTTTTTCTCGGCGGTCCATCCTTCCAACAATCCTTGACGGGACAATGCTTCCAACAGTTTAGGAAGCGGTTTATAAATTACGACAAGCTTACCTAAATTTCCACGTTTTTTGACAAGTTTTCCGTCTTCATCACGTAATTTGTCAAATTCGCCTGATCGGATAAGATATTCCGCAACGCAACGCAGCCTGCGTTTGAGGGGTAATTCTGCTTGCGGAAACTTACCGCAGATCGTGTCTGGGGTCATGTCCTTGAAAGCCAGTCGCAGACGATTAGCCAAGGTCATGTTGGAATTAGCATCCTCTTCTTCGTAGTTTTTAATGTTCTCTAAATAACGCCTGAGGCATCCCGTATCGAAAGACCCTCCAGGAGGAAAGAACTCTTCTACCTGTCTGTATAGGGATTCCGGCAGAGTCTCCTCTGCGTTTTCTACGGTTATCGCATGGATGTCTAGCGAACGAAAACGGTTGGAAGTCATTCCAGCTTCTCCTGGGTTGACTTGTACTTGCTGGGGTGCGTGAAGTCTTTTAACTCCACCACCTTATTACGAGCAAAAGAATGGACTAAAGAGTTCCAGGGAATCCGAATGACAACTCTTTTGCCGGTATCGGGCGAAATGTTGACGTAATGGATCCCTTCCTTCCAACCCTTGTCTTTGTTTTTCTTGCCAACCGAAATCCAGTTACGGATGGTTTGGTCGGAAATACCAAGGCGTCTGGCACACTCCTCAGTAGAGATGTACTCATCAGCAAACGCCTCTGGATTCAAGAGATCGTTCTCTTCGTCGTAGTACTTGCTGTGCCACAGAGAGGAAAGAACCGCCTTTATACCTTTAAGTTCAAAGGCGACATCCTCTAGGCCTTTGCGGATTCCGTACGCCATAATCAAACGCTTTGTTTAGATGCTAGTCTGTGGGAAAACGTTCTGTCTTCACCATGGAAGATCAAATTCCTTCCAGTGTTCCCCCTCAGCCGAGTCAAACAATTCCTGGTGGCCTGACCCCTGAAGTTCTGGAGGCGTTGAAAGCACGCGCTCGAGAGGAAGCAATTCGTATGACCATGCTTCAGAAGCAGGCCCAACAACAGGAAGCAGAGGATCTCCCCATTGCTCAAGCAGAGGTTCCCCCCAGTCAGCCGATTCAGGTTCCACAGGCTCAGCCTCAATTTATTTACGTCCGTCGCAACCTGACTGTTGCCGAACTAGGTTTGGTTCTCCTCCTTGCTTGTGGCCTAGTTACAGGCGTTCAAGCAGGCTGGAACTTTGTATCTAATACACTGCCTCGCATTGAAATCAAAGCAAGGTAGCTAGACACACTGCGACTATAATTCATTTTATAGGCTAGCGCAAAAGAAGTAGTGGCAAATAGGAGAATCTCAGAGTTCCCTGCCATTAATGGGACCAATATTGACGAATCGGACTTGCTCACGCTTGTCCACGTCTTTGAAGTGGACCCTGTTCTGCGCAACAAAAAAATTACCTTTTCTGAGTTCAGGAATTACCTGGACCAGTACTACCTCAATTTAAGTGGTGACGTTGTTCTCGGTAACTTAACGGTTACCGGTGACTTTGAGGTTTATAGCAATACAAGTCTCTACACGCTTCAAACGTCTGGACTGGCGACGTTTAGTGGTGTTGTTGTTCAAAATAACTTAGAAGCAACTGGTGTTATCAGTGGCTCCGTCATCAGTGGCGTCTCAGGTGTCTTTACTGACCAGCTCTCTGGAGCAACCGTCACTGGTAATACTGGACAGTTCAGCAATCTAACCGCTATCTCAGGCGTATTCACAACTCAGCTTTCCGGTGCCACGGTTACAGGTGGCAATGCTAATTTCACAAGCGGTACGTTCCAACACCTAACGGCTGGTAGCCATACCACCACGGGTGACCACACGGTTTCAGGAAACCTGCTAGTCAGTGGTTCAGGTTTCTTTGCGTCTGGTATCAGTGTTACCGGAACTGTTAGTGGCCAGACTATTACCGGCACCTCGGTTCAGGCAACCGTCATCACCGGTGTCAGCGGCGTCTACACAAGCCAGCTCTCTGGTGCCACCATTACAGGAGACATCGTCAAAGTCTCCAACATCACTGGTGTTAGCGGAGTCTTCACGTCTCAAATCTCTGGCACAACCATTACTGGTAATACGATCCAGGGGACGAACATCACCGGTGTAAGTGGAGTATTTACCTCTGAAGTTTCGGGTGCCGTTATCAGTGGAGATGTTGGAAGTTTTGGCGATCTTACGGCTATCTCTGGCTATTTCACCGCCCTTTCCGGTGCAACTATTACAGGTGATACTGTTCAAACCACAACCCTCACCGGAACCAGTGGTGTCTTTACTGCACAATTAAGCGGAGCCACCATCACTGGTGACACGATCCAAGGCAGTAATATCACAGGTGTAAGTGGCGTCTTTACTACCGAGATTTCTGGAGCAACAGTTACTGGAAACATTGGTAACTTCACAACCCTTAATGCCATTACCGCAACGTTTACCACTGGCATTGTCAGGGAAAATATTACGGTTACTGGCGACGCCCTTGTTAACGGTGACCTCTTTGTAAGCGGTTCAGGTTTCTTTAGTTCCGGTATCAGCATCACTGGTACCATCAGTGGCCAGACCATTACTGGAACCAGTGGTGAGTTTACGAATATCACAGGCGACACTGCTCAGTTCACCACGGTTACTGGCGGAACTGCAGGTTTTACCACGCTGACCGGAACAACAATTACTGGCACGACGGCCAACTTTGTTAGCGGCGTTTTTACCACCCAGCTTTCAGGGGAAACAGTTACCGGTACAACTGCAAACTTCACCACAGGTGTATTCCAAACCCTGGTCGCAGCTTCTCATACAGTTACAGGCAATCTGTTGGTTTCTGGCGACTTAAGTGTCGAAGGTTCTGGATTCTTCAGCTCAGGCGTTCAAATCACCGGCACCTTAAGCGGAACAACTATTACGGGTAGCACTGTTCAGGCAACCAACATCACAGGAACAGCACTGGTTGGTACCACATCTATTTCAGGCGCCACCATTACTGGTGATGCAGCTCAATTCACAACATTAACAGGTGGAACTGCAGGCTTTACTTCAGTCACAGGCGCAACAATTACTGGTACCTCGGTTCAAGCTACTAACATTACGGGCGTCAACATTGTTGGCACCACTCAAGTTTCCGGAGCGACAGTTACGGGAAACCTGGGCCAATTCATAACACTGACTGGCAGCACCGCTGGTTTCACTACGATCACGGGAACTACGGTCACAGGTAACACTGCTGAATTCACAGATATCACTGGCGTAACTCTTGCAATCACCACCCCCTCTGGCTCTACCCCAGCCATCGTTTGCTCTGGCGTGGTATCGGGTAGTACGGAAGGTTTTGTTATTCAAGGTCCACTAATCATCCTTCCTTAATTCCTTCGGTTAAAATAAGGAAAAAGTATCAGAAGAAATGTCGTACGGCACTATAAAAGTTGACACCATCACTTTTACAGATGGTGGAGTAGACAAGAGCGTGTCGGTGTCTGGTTTAACGCAGAACCCGACAATCACAGGCAATCTTACTGTTACTGGCACAATTTCCGGTGACCTGATCCAAGGTCAAACCGTTTCTGGGGCAACGATTACTGGTGGAGACGGGCAGTTTACGACAATCACTGGCACCACAGTAAATGCAGGAACGGTGAACGCAGTTAGCGGTGTATTTACAAGTATCAGTGGATCAACCGTTATTTTAACTTCTGGTGTCTTTGCTTCTGGCACTGCAGCAGCACCGTCTGTTTCTATTGGCACTACCAATAACGGTTTATATTCCCCTGGAACAAACCAAGTAGCCATCTCGACTAATGGGCAGGGGCGGTTGTTTGTTGATGCGAATGGGAATGTTGGGGTTGGCGGAAGTCCTAGTGTTGCACTTGACGTATTCCGCACTTCCGATGCTTCTGTACAGCTTTTGCGTGCAGGAGCAAATAATGTCGCCAACACAAGTTTGGCGAGGGTAAATTTATCTGTCACAGCAACAGGCGGCATTAGCCTTCTCTCGGAAGGTTTTGGTACAGCCGCTGGTGCTGATTTCTTGGTGTTCGGTACAGCAAATAACGAGCGGATGCGCCTGGACTCCAGTGGCCGCTTAGGTCTGGGGACTAGTGCAGTTTCTGGTACAAACACAA